GATTTTGAAGCCTTGATTTTCCGCGCTTACCTCAACCGAGCGAACAAAACGACGCTGGCGAGCAGTCCCAAAATCGCCCCGACAAGCAGTATCGGCCACCTGCTTTTGCGCTTCTTCGGCTGAACTACAACGGTGCGCTCTACTATTGTCGTATCGCGCATTATTAAGCGTTCTATGACAGTATCTCTGCGCAGACGGATGACAATGCCACTGCCTGAATTTGCGACGCTTAGAACGCTTGTTTTAGCGCTGTCGCGCAAAGTGAAGCGGCGTATCAACCCGGCACTGTCGCACAGGTCAGGAAGAGTCAACTCCGTCAAGCTGCCAGCGGTCACGACTTGCCGATCAGTGTGAACGACAGCGCTCGTGCGGATCACCTCCGCAGGTTTCCGGCAGCAGCCAAAAAGCAGCAGGCTAAATATGAGCGTACTCCTGTGTAGCATTGAAGGATGGGCAGGCTTTGGCTACTTTTGGGAAGTCACGGTGGCCGAGGATTTTAGACGCTGGGTACTTGGCGCGCCACTCGTGCAAGACCTGTGAAAGTGCGTCTTTTTGCCCTTGCGTGCGATTGTCAACAGGGTTGCCTCGGCTGTCAACGCCGCCGATGTAGCTGATGTGGAGGCTGACCGAATTGTAGCCAGCCACGCCGTTGCACACGGTGTCATCGGGTGCCAGCGTGATGACTTCGCCGTTGGGTTTGACGACCTTGTGGTATCCGGGTGACTTCCACTTCAGGTTTGTCCGCCAGTAGTTCTGGATCGAATCGATTGTAGTTGAGTGCGGTGTCGCGGTGCAGTGGACTACGAGGTATTTGATGTTGCGCATAATTCCTAATTAGGTTACAAAATTACTTAATTCCATCGAAATCGATGGGTTAAAGCAATGCAGTCAGCTTTGCCCTGACACTGGTACTATAATTTACACCCCATAAGGTACGAATCGATGCGCATCCGACCACTTTACACCCTATCGGGTACTGGTTGTCGTGAACGTCGCATCAATGACGCGAGTGTCTATTTTCTTGGTGTTCAGGTGGATCAGTTTCAGCTTCATCCAGTAACCGCCCAATGGCTTCGGTGGCCTGCCTCTCTCAACGTGAAAGCCTCCAACGCCGCCATCGTATTCCTCCTTATAGGTCGCCGTCCTGATTTGATGCAGAGGCCGTTGTTTGATCATATAGTCGCTGCGGTTGAGGTAGGTGATGACGTTGACATGGTGATACAGCTCGTGAACGTGACCTTGCCAAGTGCAGTCGTAGCCTTCCACCATCGCCATGATCCGCTGGTCTTGGATGACGCCCTTGGTCACTGGACCGCCTCCGCCTGATCCGTGGTAGTAGTGCATCGCAAAGCGTGTGCGGTGGTTGACTTTAGCACTGTGCGTGAAGCCAAACAGTATCGCACCGCCGTAGCCGCCGAGCTGAACGTCACTTCCGCACTCGTGGTTGAGTAGAGTGACGAACATCTGCAATGCGTCGAACTCTACATTGCGGATCACGCTTGTTTCGTGGTTGCCGTAGCCGATCAGCGCGATGTGCTTAGCGTAGGGTTTGAACCACTGCACAGCGTCGTTCACGACGGCTTGCAGGTAGTTGCCCTGATTGTGTTCTGGCCGTATCTCATCCTTTCCCCTGCGTGGATCACCGCGTCCCTGCATAAGACAGAACGTGTCGCCGTTCATGATGACCTTGGCGTTGCGGCGCACGGCTTCGTCAAGGTGGCCTTTTAGCAGGTCGCGATCGCACTTCGGGTTGTCCCAGTGCAGGTCGCTGACCAGCAGAAACTCCGCCTCCTTCCCCTCGCAGTCGAAGGTGTGAACATTCGCTGCACGTCGGGTTATATTCATGTCAGTTGTTTGGTGGTGTGCTTTTTAACAGCTTCATGATTTGCACCTCCAGCACCTCCGTGATCTTGACGCCTGAAAAGCCGACGATGAAGGCGAGGCCGTACTCGATGTTCGGCGCTTGGATATTGAGGATGCCGATGATAACAGGCGCGATGTAGGTGGCAGATAGCGTGCCGCTAAGCACGGCGATAAGCTGCAGTTTCCAGTTCTTCATCTTGGGCGCGAGCAGTAGTGCGCCGAAGAATCCAGCGATGGTTAGGCCGAGGTTGATGCCGATGGATTTGAGGAAGTCGATCATTGTTAATCTTCGTTTAGTGTGTTAGATACGTCGTCGCGCTCGGTGTAGTCCTTGCCGTACTGCTCATCCCATCCTAAAAAGGTATGCACCCCGACAGGCGTAGGCCAGCACTCGAAGGGCAGGTAGTCGGCATTTGGCTCTGCATCCCAAAGGATGTCTACGCAGTAAGTTCCCTCAATGATGCCCAGCGGCACTGCGAAGCCTTGCGGCACTGGTAGCGCTGTGAATGTCGCTTCGTTGGGGAAGGCATATTTACGGAAGGTAGCCATTTATAGTCGGGTTAATTCGGCGAGTTGGTCGTTAGATAGCCGCGTGGTGTAGATTGCGGCGGCGCGGATACGGTCGTTGAGAAATGCTGCCGTTCCAAATGTTCCAAGGTTTACCGATGTAAATGATGCACCAAAAGTGAAAGCAGACGTGCTTGTTGAGCCAGCTTGCGTTCCGTTGACAAATGCCGCTATATCACCGGATTTGTAGGCGATAGCTGCTTTAACAAAACCAGTTGCGGAAAAAGTCTGCGAGAAAACGCCAGAAGCTGCCGAGCGCAACTCCAAGGTCACTAAATTGGCAGTACTTCTCCGTATATGTACGCTGTTATCAAAACTTGCGGCAACTAAACGTATTGCATAGCCCTCAACTCCGAGTGTCTGCATATTAAACTCAATGTAAATCGTCCCCTCGGTCTGCCCTATCAGCCCACTAACAAGCGCCCCCGATGCGCTGATGACGTCTGCGGCACGGCTGACTGCGGCGACAGTTGTGGGGATAAAACTGGTGGGAAATGCACCAAGTTCTATCTGCGGTGCAGCGAAGCCGAGTTGAGTGCCAACGGCGGAGTTGCTTAAACTCGTAACGCCTGAAACTGGTCCAAGCCGCAAAACTGTCAACACATTTGTTGCAGTCATCGTAAAAGTTTCGGAACACCGATAAACATCAGTTCCCCATTGCTCAACCCTTCGGATTCGGTTAGTTATTGGCGAAGTGGCAATAAGTGAACCGCTACTAAAAGAGCCGCTAACATCAAACCCGCTTCCAAATGCCGTTTGCGTTGCTCCGCTTGTATTGGCAAAAAACCCTCCAATAGTGTGCGCTCCTGTTTTTTTGACCAAAAAACTTATTGTGTAGGTGCTACCGCTTGTCAGCGTTGCGTTTATGGTAGTCGTTCTATTGGAACCTGCAGTATCACCGACACTACTACCACTTGCTGCAACAGTCAAATTTATCCCACTTACTCCAATAACATCAATCGCACCACTTGTAAGGTTTGCACCAAGCAACCAACTCGTTGTGGTGTCGGTACTCTGCAAGCAAAGATTCTGCCCACTCGCCTCGACCAACAAGGCAGGACACGACTGCCCCAGCCAATCAATGCGCGGCACTCCCGACGCTACGCTCTCAATCAAGCCGCTGCTATTTACGCGCGTCGCCGTTGTGTTGCGGCTCACGGTGAACCGCATCGTCGTGTCTTCAGCCACAAACGGAGGCACGTCTTGATAAAGGTTGCCTTCCTTGTAGAACTGCGGAACGATCAGCAGCGACGGTGTGAACGGCAGTCCGTCAGTGTACACGTCTTGACCTCTCGACACCAAGCAGCTGCCTGTGCCAGCGTTTTCGTCTTCAACACTCGCACCTGCGCCCTTCGCGCCTTCAAGCGCTGCCGACCACTGCGTCTTGTAGGGGTTTGTGCCGTGTTGCGCGACGAACGGCAAGCCGTAGCCAATGCCTAATGCCATTATACAGCGCTTACGATGGTTACGCCTTGCATCGAATATCCGATCACACTGCCTGCGTTCAGCGTCACGGCGGCGATCCTACGGCCATTGTTGGCGGCTATGATCATGCCCGGACTAAACGCCTGCCCCGATGGGAATAGGCCGATGCCACCACCACTCACCGCCGTCATCATATTCGTTCCGTTGGAATCCGTTAGCGTTGTGAACTTCGCCTCTTGATTGACGACCAGTATGTCATAGGTGCGACCTGTGACCGATGAAACTGCGCCTGCGCCAACTGCCAGCACTTCGGCTGCCATTCCGCGACCGAGTATCGCATCCATTTGTTGTCCTACGTTCATTGTCTTTTTCTTTAAGTGTAAATATCGTTTCGCCTGTTTCTATGCAATTCTGCAATTGCGATTTTAACTTGTCGGTATCTGGCAGACGTTGCGTGAAAACGGCAACTCAAAGACCA